TGAATATGAAGGTAATTTGAACACATTGTTTAAAAATGATATTAATTCCTTTATTGACTATAACTTACGAGACGTTGAAATTATTGAAGCGTTAGAAGGTAAATTAAAGTTCATTGACTTAACAATTATGATTTCTCATATTTGTAATATCCCATATGAATCAATTTATTGGAATACAGTTATGAATGAAGGAGCTATTCTTAAATACTTAAAACGTGAAGGTATAGTATCACCAAATAAACCAACCACTCATAACCCAGCGTTAAAATCATTTAAAGATACTTATGCTGGTGGTTATTTATTAGAACCAATACCTGGTTTGTACTTTGATGTTATTGACTTAGACTTTACCTCACTATATCCTTCAATTATCAAATCACTTAATTTAGGTATTGAAACATTAGTTGGTAGAATTAAAGTAGATAATAGACCAACTTATGAACAAAACCATAGTTTAGAAAAACTAAAAGAACGTGACCCTAAAGAAGTTATTACTATTGAAAAAGTAAATAAAAAGGATTATACTACAACTCAAACTAAAGTTACTATTGGACAATTAATAGGAATTATTGAAGAAAGTAACCTAACAATAGCAGCATCAGGTGCTATGTTTAGAACAGATAAAAGAAGTGTTTGTAGTACAATTCTTGAAGGATGGTTTAATAAACGAGAACATTATAGAGGTTTAAAAAAGAAAGCAGGTAAAGAAGAAGATTGGACTAATTATAAGTTATATGATCTGTTTCAACATGCATTTAAGATCTTACAAAACGCTATGTATGGTACTTACGCCAAATCAGGATGGAGATACACTGATGGTCAATTAATTTGTAGTGCCGCTATTACTAACAGCGGACAGTCCCTTACACAAAATACAATTCGTTTTACAAATGATAAAATTAATAATGAATATTTACATTTAAGTAAAGATGAATTAATTACTAAATTTGGTTTGTAATATTTATTATTAAAATACAATTATGATAAAATTAATAGACTTATTAAATGAAAATATGGATCCTTTAAAACCTCAAAATAGTGAGGAAAAATTATTATCTCCTCCTAAAAAAATAAAAGATAATAAAGGAAATATTATAACATTAATAGGTCAAGAATCTAAAAATATATATTGGGACACTAATGGAAACAGATGGAACTCAGATGGTGAAAATAATTATGGTAAATTTAAAATGAACAGATATGATTCAATAGAATTTAAAAAACAACCTAAAATAGAACCAGAAGTTATAGATAAAGCTTGGGAAAAAGCCTACGATGAACATACAGATTCATTAAAAATATTTGTTAATGATATATTAGAAGTTCCGTATGATGTTAATTTAGGATGGAGAGATGGTGTTGATGAAAATATTATTTTTATTACATCTAAAATATATGGTGATAATCCAACTACTTTTACTACTTACCATAAAGAAATAAATGGAGATCAAATAGACTACAGATATGAATCCTATAAACCAATAAATGTTACTGCAGATGAAATTGAAGATGCTCTAACTAAAAGAAAACTAAAAAAATTAGGTTTATAAAAGAGCTTGGATAACCAAGCTTCTTTTTTATTTTTAATAAAAATAGGTTATGTCAAATAAAGAATATATTAACTTAATGCAAAAACGTTTAGATTGGTGTGTTCAAACTGAACACTATGAAATGGCTGCTCGTTTAAGAGATTTGATTGTTTATGAAACAACAGATGACGAGCAGTTTAAACATCAATACTATTTAGATCTACTTAGAAAATATGCTCCTGAAACTCCTGAGTTTTATGAAAAAATGAAAACAAAATATAATTTATAAAAAAAATACATATTTATAATAAAATACTTAATAAAATGGCAAAACAAATTATATCTGAAGAATTTAAAAAAATGCAAAAATTAGCAGGAATTGTTAATGAAGCAGTTGATACTCCACAATGGCCTGATGCTATTCGTAATTTTATTACAACTAATTTATCTAATGATGAGAAAGAATTATATTTAGTAGTTAAAGCATTAGAAAAAACATTAGAATCATTTAAAAATGAAATGGGAGAATACGACCCCGATTTTCATTATGATATTTAATTAACAAAAGCTTGGTTATCCAAGCTTTCTTTTTTATATTTACCTAAATAAAAGTTATGCAAAACATCATCATAAGTGATACAGATAGTTTATATATAGGTTTAAACCCTATACTAGAACATATGCGTTCTCAAGGTATAGATATCAATGACTCAAATAAAAATGATATCATATTAAAGATAGCTACTCAAATTCAAGACGAAGCAAATAATAATCTTAACACAATGTGTAAAGATCTATTTAACATTGACCCATCCAAACATTACTTCCAGTTAAAACAAGAAGTAATTGCTACTGGTATTTTAGTTACTGGTAAGAGAAGATACGCTATGTATGTTACTAATAAGGAAGGTGTCGCTGTTGAAGAGCTAGATATGAAAGGTCTAGAGTTGATGAAGTCTAATATGAATAAACGATTCAAAGGATTTGGTGAACAATTTATTAAAGACATTTTATTTGGTAAACCAAAATCTGAATTAGATGCTTCAATTATTAACTTCTATAAATTAATTAAAACATTAGATCCTAAAGAATTAGGCAAACCAACAGGAGTAAAACAAATCAACTCATATAAAGTACCAGCCCGAGCAGGTGAGATGTTTAGTTCATTTAAATTAAAAGCACCAGCCAATACTAAAGCAGCAGTTCGATATAATGACTTACTTAAATTTAAGAGATTAGATAAACAATATGAATCAATTATTGAAGGTGATAAAATCTTTATTATTAACTTAAAAGCCAATCCTTATAAATTAGAAACAGTTGGATTACCAAACGCTAAAGTTCCTGATGAAATAGAAAAATTTGTTAAAGATTATATTGATATAGATGAAATTTTCGAATCACTATTACTAAACAAATTAAAGGAACTTTATAGTGATTTAAAATGGGAGTTCCCACCTTTGAATGCAAATGTTACAAAATTCTTTGCTTTCTAAAAAATATTTATTATATTACAAATATGATATCAAAAATAGAATTACAATCGGTTATTGAAAAATACCATTTAAATGGTTTAATTGAGAGTGTTAAATGGTCAATTGATGATAAAAAACAATTAACTATTAACTTTACATCTCCTACTCGTGAAATGATAGGAACGCTAATCCATACTGACTTCCCATTACCAAAATCAGAGGTAGGTATTAATGACACAACACAATTAGATAAGTTATTATCTATCACTAGTGGAGATTTAATGTTGAATTTCTCTAAAGAAAAAAACATACTCACTAAATTATTAATCTCTGACAACCAGTATAATCTAGACTATACACTAGCAGATTTATTTATCATACCTAAATCAGGTACATATAATGGTCCTGAAGAATATGATATTGAAACAACATTAACTGATGAGGTAGTGACAGCATTAATTAAAGCTAAAAACGCATTATCAAATAGTGAAAATGTTGTTATAAAACCGGGTTTACTTGGTTTAGAATTTACTTTTGGAGGAGATGTCGAACATGCAAATAAAGTTACTTATGCTGTTCAAAATCTAGAAATTAACACTGGGAATACATTTACTTTAATCTATAACTCATCTTTATTAAAAGAAATATTAGTAGCTAATAGAGATATGGAAAGTGGTAGAATTCATATTAATTCAAATGGTTTAATGAAACTTACATTTGATCACAAAACATTCACAAGTCTTTACTATATTGTTGCGAAAGAACAATAATCTGTGATATTTATCATAAACAATTTGGCTTTTTAGTAAAAAATTGTTATATTAAGTTATAAATTAAATAAGTTATGAGTGAAAATCAATTACCGTCTTCAATGACGATGATCAAAGATCCATCTATCGAACCGTATTTTATCGGTAGAGACGCAAACAGTTACACAGTCTATGAAACTGTTTACCCAGGTACAAACACTAAGGGAAGAGGTCGTAAAACACGATCTAAAGAAGCAATCAAAACACTTTCATTCCATTCTACTTTAGGATCAGCATTAGGTTCTATTGCTAAATTAAAAGTTGAAAAACGCCCTGTTTATAATACTATTAAAGAGTATATTACAGAATGGACTAGAGTTAAAGAAGAAATCAATCAAATAGTTAATTTTTAATATGAAACAGTTACAAGCAACGTTTAACGCAGTTATTGTGAAGCCTCGAGAAGAGGAAGAATCAATGTATGGTGGAATCATTGTACCTGATTTGGGTAAGGAGAAAGCGCTTATTGGTACTATCGTATCTGTAGGCCCTGGCCAGCACTCATATTCAGGAGAGTTTATTCCCACTATGTTACAAGTAGGTCAAGAAGTTATGCTACCCGCTTTGGGACCTAATAAAGTCGAATTAGAAGGACAAGAATATTGGGTATGCCCAGAAAATCAAGTGTTAGCAATTATAACAGAACAAGAGTAAAATTATGAGTAAGATTATTGAATTCGGACCCGAAGCAAGAAAAAAACTCGTAACAGGTATTGATAAATTAGCTAATGCCGTTACGTCAACATTAGGACCAAATGGTCGAAATGTTGTTATAGCAAATCAAAATGGTTACCCACAATCAACAAAAGATGGTGTAACTGTAGCCAAAAACATTTCACTTGAAGATCCAATTGAAGAATTAGGTGTACAACTTGTAAAACAAGCAGCTATTAAGACAGCTGAGGGAGCAGGTGATGGTACAACCACATCTACATTATTGGCTCAAGAAATGGTTAAAGCTGGTTTAACCCACTTAAACAATGGAGTAAACGCAGTAACTATCAAACGTGATATTGATGCCGCAGTTAAGGATGTAGTTGCGGAATTACGTAGAGGTATATCACAAGATATCAGCTCTGAAGACCAATTAAAACAAGTCGCTACTATCTCTGGTAATAATGATCCTGAAGTAGGAGAATTAATCGCAACCGCAATGAATAAAGTAGGTCGTGAAGGTGTAGTTTACATTGAAGAATCTAAATCAGGTGAAACATATCTTGAAACAGTTGAAGGTATGCAATTTGATCGTGGTTACAAATCACATTATTTTGTAACTGACAATAACACAATGAGTTGTACACTTGAAAATGCTTATATCTTAATTGCTGATAAGCGTTTTTCATCTGTAAAAGAATTATTACCAATCTTAGAAAATGTAGGTAGTCAAGGTAAATCATTACTTATCATTGCAGAAGACATTGATGGTGAAGCATTAGCAACACTTATTGTTAATAAAATGAGAGGTACACTTAAAGTAGCAGCAGTTAAAGCTCCTGATTTTGGTGATCGTAGAAAACTTATTTTAGATGATATTGCAATTTTAACAGGAGGTGAGGTATTTAGTTCCGATAAGGGTATGAAACTAGATCGTTTTGATCCAAAATGGTTTGGTCAAGCCCGATTAGTTACAATTACAAAAGATGAAACAACAATCGTTGATGGACGAGGAGAATCTGAACGAATACAAGCACGTATTGAAGAGTTACAGCTCCAAATCGAAAAAGCAAAAACACCTTTCGAACAAGAAAAACTACAAGAAAGACTCGCGAAATTTGTCGGAGGAGTAGCTATTGTTCATGTAGGTGGAAATACTGAAACTGAGGTCAAAGAAAAGAAAGACCGAGTTGATGATGCACTTCAAGCAACTAAAGCCGCAATTGAAGAAGGTATTGTTCCTGGAGGTGGTGCTGCTTTATTATATGCTCGTGAAGCAATCAAGAATCGCAAATCAGTAGGTGGCCAAATTGTTTACACAGCATGTGGTGCACCATTTATGAAAATTCTTACTAACGCTGGTTCTACAGAACAAGAGGCTTATTATTTAATTAATAAGTTAGGTGGTAATGATAACTGGAAAGGATATAATTTAGTGACTGAAAAATTCGTTAACATGAAGGATGCAGGTATTATTGATCCAACTAAAGTTACTCGTACCGCAATTGAGAACGCGGCATCAGTAGCTGGAACAATTCTATTAACAGAATGTACTGTCGTAGATAAACCTGAAGATAAAAAACAGGATGATATGATGGGCGGAATGGGAGGTATGTTCTAATGGCTACTGAGGTCAAAGAAGAATTAGTACTAATCGCTAAGCGCGTCCCACCTTCAGATAGGTGGGCGTTGCTAAGCGATCCTAATCATGTGTACCCTTCATTAACTGAGGCATTAGAAGGTTACTTTCAAGAAACTCAACAACCATGTGACTTCAGATTATCACCTATAAAAGGTGAATTGTATGCTATTGTATCAATTGTAGCAGAAATAAAACCAATTCCTCCAAAGAAGTTTAACATGTATGGTGATTATTAAAATAAAATTTGGCCTTCGGGCCATTTTTTATTATCTTTATATTATATGAAGGAAAATAGTTTATTTGTAGAAAAATATCGCTCTAAAACATTAGATGAATATGTTGGTAATGAGCAACTAAAACAAATTGTTGAAAAATATATCAACAGCAATGATTTACAAAATTTATTATTGTATGGTACACCAGGAACAGGTAAAACTACATTAGCTAAATTAATTGTAAATAATTTTAATTGTGATTATCTTTACATAAACACAAGTGATGAAAGGGGGATCGATACTATTAGAGATAAAGTTCAAGGTTTCGCATCTAGTGCTTCATTCAAACCTATCAAAATCATTATTTTAGATGAAGCAGATTTTTTAACTATTCAAGCCCAAGCATCGCTTAGGAATATTATTGAAACTTATTCTCGTACCACACGTTTTATTTTAACATGTAATTACCTTGAACGAATTATCGATCCCCTTCAATCACGTTGTCAAGTATTAAAGATTACACCTCCATCTAAAAAAGAAGTAGCACAACATGTATCTACTATTTTAGATCAAGAGAATGTTAACTATGAATTAGAGGATCTAGCATTAGTAGTTAATAAACATTATCCTGACATTAGAAAAATATTAAACACTTGTCAAGTGAATAATGTTGAAGGTACTCTTAAAATAGATAAAACAGTACTAGCATCAAACAGTTACAAAGATGGAGTATTAAAAGAACTTAAATCACCATCTAAATCTAGTTTTAAAAACATTAGACAAATACTTGCTGATAGTAATTTGGATGATTTTGAAGAGATTTATAGATTCCTATATGATAATTTAGATGAATATGGTAATAATGATCTAGTAAAAGCAATGATTGTTATTGAAATAGAAAGTTATATGTACCATGCTAACTTTAGAATTGACAAAGAAATTAACACAATGGCATTAATATGCGCAATATTAAAAATCATCCAGTAATTCACTTCACAACATACTTGTTATTATGGATATCAAGTAACTTATCAGTACCATTTTGGATGATAGGACATGTTCATTTAACAATGAATGTATATGAAGATATAATTGAAATATTATCATCATTTGGGATGAATATTTTAGTAGCTATTGGATTTTATATAGATTGGAAAAATTATAAAAAACAAATAAAATGAGCAATCAACAACAAAATCTCAACATTAAAGTTGATCCAAGTCAAACAACACCTATTGTTTCTCCTGAAGGAAAACAAGTATTCACTGAGGGTGTTTTGTTACGTAAGGTGTCTAAATTTTTAGCTGGTACAGCAGAGGATGCAATTATGCCTGTTCCTTGTTTCTATGATCCTACTTCAGGTAAGATCTTAATTGAAATGTTACCAACTGAATTTAGAGAAGAATATCAGAAGTACAATGACTCTCTTTGATTGGCTTAACCAGATCACTTATGAGAAAAAATCTTGGAATTCATTTACTGAGGAAGAGAAAGAATCATTTAACTGTTATATGGTTCATCGATTCCTTAGTATGAATCCTGAGTACATTGAGTTTGTAAATTTAGTTCAGACTTTTCCATATACTGATAAGGAAAAAACATATAATATATATTTATATATGATACCCAAAAACAAAATGTTCCTTAAATATATTAAGTCCTCTAAATCAAAACCTAAAGAAGCTCTATTAAAACATATTGCTTCTTATTATGAATGTTCGCTTGGCGAAGCAGAAGAGTATACTTATATTTTAAGAGAAACAGGTGTTAAATCTATTCTCACTAAATTAGGTGTTGAAGAAAAAGAACAAAAAAAGTTATTAAAAAATGGATAGTATAGTTTTGTCAATAATCAAACAGTTCGAAGATCGAAGTGTTAAAGGAAAAGAAAAATATGGTACTGATTTAGATAGAACTGATCTGTCTTTATTAGATTGGATTGAACATGCTAAACAAGAGCATATGGATGCTATCTTGTATTTAGAAAAATTAAAACAGCAGTTCATTCAAGAAACCACAAAGTGAGTAAGAAAACACCATTCGTAGTAAGGGCTATTAAAAATCATACCCCACAAGATATTAACTATTCTTTCCAGAAAACAATATCTTATAGTCAATTTTCTACTTATAATGACTGTCCTTTAAAATGGAAGTTACAATATAAGGATGGTCTTCAAGAGTATACACCTACAATTCATACTGTATTTGGAACAGCAATGCATGAAGTCATTCAACATTATTTAACTATAATGTATGAAGAAAGTGGAGCAGCTGCTGATAGGGTAGATATAGAGCAAGAATTTGAAAACAAATTCAGAGAAGTATACCTAGAAGAATATAAACGAAATAAAAATATTCATTTTAGTTCATCTCCAGAAATGAGAGAGTTTTATGATGATGGATTAGCTATTTTAAATTTTCTAAAAAGAAAACGAGGCCAATACTTCAGTATTAAAGGATGGCATTTAGTAGGTTGTGAAATACCTATTGTGATTAATCCAAATGAGAGATTTAAAAATTTGTTATATAAAGGTTATCTTGACTTAGTTTTATATAATGAAAACACAGATAAACACAAAATCATTGATTTTAAAACATCTACTCGGGGTTGGAATAATGATGCTAAAAAAGATGAAGGTAAGCAGTTTCAACTAATGTTTTACAAAAATTATTATAGTAAACAATTTAAAGTACCTGAAGAAAACATTGATATTGAGTTTGTTATTCTAAAGAGAAAAATATGGGAAGAAAGTGATTTTCCACAAAGTCGAATCCAAGAATTTGCTCCTCCAAGTGGTAAAATTAAAATGAAAAAAGCAATTACTACTTTAGATAATTTTCTTGAACAATGTTTTAATACTGATGGAACATTTAAAGATACTGACCATCAACCAGTAGTAAATAAGAACTGCCAGTATTGCCCATTCTATAATAGAAAAGATTTATGCTCAGTGTAATCTATATATCTTTATATATTTTTGTATATTTATATATAAATGGATATGAGAATACCTAATACATATGTTTACGAGTTAATAAAAGATAATGAAGTATTCTACATTGGAAAAACTATAAACCCTGAAGGAAGATTATTAGATCATTATCAAAAATATGGTACTAGTATAATAATGAAAATAATTAATATATTCACTGATCCTGAACATGAAATTATTCTTGAGTATAAAGCAAAAGGAATTAATTTAAAAAATAAAGAATTTTATGTTGATAAAGATAAAACATATTCTGTAGGGGATATTATTGAATATAAGAAAAAACAAAACTCAAACCGAATATGGGATAATAAAACTCAAACTGAGTTCCCAAGCGTATATGCTTTTGCTAAACATTTTAACTACTCAGATTATTTAGTTTCCGCCCATTTAAAAGGAAAAAATACAAAAATAAGTAAATTTTTAGATATTAAAAGCATATGAGTAAAACAAACATGACACTAACAAGTGTTAAAGTACAGAGCGAGTTATTTGAAGATTTTAAAATGAGTTGTGTTAAACATAAGTTTTCTTTACAGAAGCTTGTAGATCGTACAATCCATTTATATCTTACAGATGATGAGTTTAGAAAGTCAATTCACAATCACAATAATTTAGAAAGAAAATAAGTTTTATGAATTCAAGTTTTGCTTACCTTCCTCAAAATGAGAGGAAGAAAATTTTGCTAATCTGCGATGATATTAGAGTTCATTCAGGTGTAGCAACAGTTGCTCGAGAAATGGTATTAAATACAGCTCAGCATTTTAATTGGGTCAATGTAGGTGGAGCAATTAATCACCCAGAACAAGGTAAACGTTTAGATTTAAGCGCTGATACTAATAGTAATACTGGGTTAACTGATAGCTCAGTTATATTATACCCAACTAACGGATATGGAGATGCTGGTTTAATTAGACAACTAATAACAATAGAAAAACCAGATGCTATTTTCTTAATCACAGACCCAAGATATTTTATTTGGTTATTTCAGATTGAAAATGAAATTAGAAAGAAAACACCTATTATATACTTAAACATTTGGGATGACTACCCAGCACCAATGTATAATAAAGCTTATTATGAATCATGTGATGCTTTATTAGCTATTTCAAAACAAACTAAAAATATTAATGAGTTAGTATTAGGTGATAAAACAAAAGGTAAAATTATTGAGTATGTACCTCATGGTTTAAACCATGATGTTTTTAAACCACTTGATAAGAATGATAAAGAGTTAGTTGAGTTTAAGAAAAATTTATTTAAAGGAAAAGAATATGATTTTGTTATGTTCTTTAACTCTAGAAACATTCGTCGGAAACAAATTCCTGATACAATGTTAGCATTTAGATTATTTCTAGATAAATTAACACCTGAACAAGCTAAAAAATGTGCTTTTGTACTACATACTCAAGTAGTTGATGAAAATGGTACTGATTTAGAAGCTGTAAGAGAATTATTATTAAATGAAGATCATCATAATGTTATTTTTTCTAATCAAGTGTTAGACCCTAAAGGAATGAATATGTTATATAATTGTTCTGATGTTCAAATTTTATTAACTAACAATGAAGGATGGGGGTTAAGTTTAACTGAAGCTATTTTAGCAGGTAATCCAATTATTGCTAATGTAACAGGTGGAATGCAAGATCAAATGCGGTTTAGTAAAAAAGGTAAATGGATTAATTTTAGCGCTGATTTTCCTTCTAACCATAATGGAACAATTAAAGAACATGGTGAATGGGCATTCCCAGTATATCCAACTAATAGATCAATTCAAGGTTCTCCATTAACACCTTACATTTGGGATGATAGATGTAATGCTGAAGATGCAGCTAAACAAATAATGAATGTTTATGAACTATCTAGAGAAGAAAGACAATCACGAGGATTAAAAGGACGTGAATGGGCTTTATCAGATGAAGCAGGCCTTACAGGTGAAAAAATGGGTCAAAAAATAATTAGTATTTTAGACACATTATTTAAAACTTGGAAACCAAGAGAAAAATATGAATTTATAAACACAGATGAAGTTAAAGACAAAGTAGTACCTCACAAATTAGTATATTAAAAAGTTATGAGTAAACCGTTATTTTTTATATCCTGCCCTATTGATACTTATAGTGGTTATGGAGCACGCTCTCGAGATTTAGTTAGAGCAATCATTCAATTAGATAAATATGATGTTAGAATCTTACCACAAATGTGGGGTAATACACCTTGGGGATTCATTAATGATAATCCTGAATGGGAATTTTTAAACAGACATATTCATACTCAACCTCAATTACCTAAGCAGCCTGAGATTTGGATGCAAATCACTATCCCAAGTGAGTTTCAACCAATTGGAAAGTACAATATTGGAGTAACAGCAGGAATTGAAACTACAGTATCACCTGGAGATTGGATTGAAGGATGTAATAGAATGAATTTAGTATTAACTTCTTCTGAGCATTCTAAAAATACATTTGTTAAGACAGTAATGCAAAAGGTAGATCAACGTACTAATCAAATTATAGGTGAGTTAAAAATTGAAAAACCAATTGAAGTATTATTTGAAGGAGCTGATATAGAAATCTATAAGCCACTTGATAAAGTATCTTTATTCCCTGAATTAGATGAAATTAAAGAAAAATTTGCGTTTTTATTTGTTGGTCATTGGATTAATGGAGATTTAAGTGAAGATAGAAAAAATGTTGGTTTATTAATTAAAATGTTTTTTGAAGTATTCAAGAACAAAAAAGACAAACCAGCGCTTATCTTAAAAACATCTCAAATGGGTTCATCATATATTGATCGAGATGAAATTTTAAAGAAAATTAAATTGATTAAAAAATCAATTAATAGTAAAGATTTACCAAATATTTATTTAATTCATGGTGAATTTACAGATGTTGAGATGAATGAGTTATATAACCATCCTAAAATAAAAACGATGGTTAATTTAACTAAAGGTGAAGGATTTGGTAGACCATTACTTGAATTTAGTTTAACTAAAAAACCAATTATAACAACAGGTTGGAGTGGCCATATAGATTTCCTAAACCCAGAGTTTACAACATTATTACCAGGTCACTTAACAAATGTCCATCCAAGTGCTGCTAATAATTGGTTATTAAAAGAATCACAATGGTTCTCAGTAGATTTAGGTCATGCCGCTACCACTATTAAAGATATATTTGAAGATTATAAAAAATATATTGATGGTGCTAAACGTCAAGCACATAAGAGTAAAACTGAGTTTAGTTGGGATAAAATGAAGGATAAAGTAGATGAATTATTTACTAAATATATTCCTGAGTTTCCTAAAGAAGTTAAATTACAATTACCTAAATTAAAGAAAATTGAATTACCTAAATTACAAAAAGTAGAAGATAATGGATAAAATTATAAATTGCCCTAAATCAGGAGGTGATTTGTGTTATGAAACACAAGTTACACCTGAGATAACCAACTGGATGTCTTTATCATGTGGATATTGGACTAACAGCTTAATGACAGAAGGAAGTGAATTCTATACTCAACAAATGGAAATGTTACCTGAATTATATAAAGCATTGGCTTGGGAGGATAAGAGTACAGGTTTAATATGGTTACCACAAACTATCAATGAACCTAAACAAGGTATGATATTTGCTAATGGGAATGAAGCCTCAAATTGGAAATGGGCAGCTGTTAAAGCAGTCCCAGTAACTGAAGAAGAAAAACATAAATACCCAATCCCAAAACAACCAGGTAAGTTTTATGAATATAGAATGGATATGACTACTCTTCAACATTTTGATGAAAGAGACTTTATAGATGCTTTAAGTTATATTGGCTTACTACCAGAATAATATTATATTAATGGTTATATGAAAATTAGTTATGCGATCACAGTATGTAATGAGTTAGAAGAAGTAAGTCGTTTACTTAACTTTCTTCATCAACATAAACGACCTGAAGATGAAATTTGTGTTTTATTAGATAAACCAAAAGCATCTCAACAATTATTAGATGAACTTTATTATTGGTCATCTAAAGATATAATCATATTAAAAGAAAGTGAATTTAAAGGACACTTTGCTGATTGGAAAAATGAATTAACTAGAATGTGTTCTGGTAATTATATTTTTCAAATTGATGCTGATGAAATACCTAATGATAATTTAATTGAATCACTTCCATCTATATTAGAAAATAATGTAGATGTTGTTTTAGTTCCTAGAGTGAATTTAGTTGAAGGTATAACACCTCAACATATTCAAATGTGGGGTTGGAAACAAAATGAAAAAGGATGGATTCAATGGCCTGATCCTCAATGGAGAATATTTAAAAATGACCCTGATATTAAATGGAAAAATAAATTACATGAGGTGTTAGACGGTTATAAAACATATTCTAATCTACCAGAAATGGAAGAGTATGCTTTATATCATTTTAAAACAATAGAACGTCAAGAAAAACAAAATAATTTTTATAGTAAATTATAAGATGGATATACCTAATAAACCAATGATGAGTGATATAGATATTAACTTATTATCTTCATACTTGTCTCCAAATGATATAATGTTAGAATGGGGATCAGGAGCTAGTACATTATTTTTCTCTAAATTTGTTAGTAAATATTACTCTATAGAACATGATGCTAGTTGGGCTAACACACTTCATTTTCATCTCCCAGATAATGTTGTATATAATTTAGTGAAACCTGATTTGTATTTAACTGAGCCTTGGACAAAGTATGATGAAATTAAAAGTTATGTTAACTATATAGATAATTTAAATGTTAAACTTTTTAATAAAGTTTTTATAGATGGGAGAGGAAGAGGATTTTGTGCTTTAAAAGTATTAAATTATATAAATGAAGATTCTTTAGTTTTTATACATGATTTTTGGACTAGAGAATGTAGAGGATATTTTGAGGTATTTAAATATTATGATATAATAGATTATACCACATCTAAAGAAGGATTAATTATCTTAAAAAAGAAATAATTATGACTATAGGATACATAGGTTCTTTTCATAGAATTCATGATGAAGAAGGAATAGCTTGTTCTTTAGAAAAACTAAATATTAATGTTGTTAGATTTCAAATTGATGATTTTTACTTAAACTATGAAGATAATATAAATAAAATATTTTCTTCTAATTTAGATTTCTTAATGTCCCCAACATGGGAAATACCAAATTCCCAGTATATCATAGAAAAATGTAAAAAACATAATATTAAAACAATTACATGGCACCCAGATGGTTATTATAATTATACTATTAGCCATGAACAATATATGGTTATGGGGAACCCAAATTGGATAGGTACAAGACATGACTCTGTGATAGCCCCAAAAGAATCTAGAAATTTAGCTTATTGTACTGATTATGTATGTACTCCTGAAGGGTATGCTAATGAAATATATAGAGAATTAGGCATTAATCATTTTGTTTTAAGACAAGGTATATATAATGAGTGTTGTTATAAAGGAATACCTAATTACCAACCATATGATATTCTGTTTGTAGGAAGTACTTCAAATGCATATCATACTTATAGAAAATCTTTAATTAATTATTTAAAAAATACATATGAAGATAGATTTTTACATATTGGTGAAAATGAAAATGATGTTAGAGGAGATGAGTTAAATAATTTAATAGCATCATGTAAAGTAATTATTGGTGAAAGTATTTTCCATCCTCAATATTGGTCTAATAGAATATATGAAACTATAGGAAGAGGTGGGTTTTGTTTACACGCCTATCATGAAGGTATTGAAAATGAATATAAAATAAAAGAACATTTTGATGTTTTTTATAGGGATGAATCTTTTGAAGTGATAAAAGAAAAAATTGACTATTGGATAAATAATAATGAAGAAAGAGAAAAAATAGCTATTAATGGTATGATACATACTCAAAAATATCATACTTTAGCTAATAGAGCAAATCAATTAATTGACATATTAACAAATAATTAAATTTTATGAGAAACATTAAAAACACCAATGTTTGTGTTATAGGAGGAGCTGGATTTTTAGGTTCCCATTTAGTAGACCATCTTATAAATGACCGTAAATGCACAGTACTAATACTGGATAATTTGATTACAGGAAAAAAAGAGCATCTTCATCCTGAATCTAAATTTATATGGTTTGATATTAGAGATGATGAACATGAGTTAGCTAAAATATTTACCCAAAATAATATTGAATATGTTTTTAATTACGCTGCTGAGCCATATATTCCTGAATGTTTTGAAAGACCAATGCATTTTTTTGATATCAATGCTACTTCTGTTTTAAAAGTATTGAATGCATGCCAAATAGCTAAAATTAAAGGTTTATTACAAGTTAGTTCAGCAGAAATATATGGTGATATGGTTGGAAAAATTAAAGAATCAGATCCTGTCACACCCCATTCTACTTATGGGGTTTCAAAAGCAGCAGCTGATGGTTTAGTACAAGTTAGATGGAAAGAAGCTAAAGTCCCAGCTATAGCTATGAGACAATTTAACTGTGTTGGTGAAAGAGAAACTCATGAATATGTAATCCCAGAAATTATTTCTCAATTAGCTAAATCCAATGAAATTAAATTAGGTAATAATTCATTTAGAGATTTTCAATACGCTGGTGATGCTGTTAAAATGGCTGTTGAGTTACTTGAAAATGGAAAATTTGGTGAAGTATATAATATGGGAAGTGAAGATGGTGTAAAAATATATGATTTGGCTAACATAATTGGAAAACTTATGGGTCATGATTCTATTAAGATTGAAGTTGACCAAACAAGAGTTAGACCCTGGGAAATATGGCATTTACAATCTGATAACACAAAACTATACTCAGTTATAGGTACTAAAACTCCAACTTCATTAGAGGTAGCTTTACAAAAAACAATAGAATATTATTATAACAATAATCAAAAATGGGCATTTTAATATGAAAGAACCAGTAATGGACCCAAATTTTTGGGCAACTAGATTAAAAAATTCTTCTCAACTAAGACATTCAGTATTTTTGTGTAGTGATAATGATTGGGAAGAGATAAATATACATCATTATCATATGTTAACTAAATATATAGATGTGAAAAAAGATAAGGTTTTAGAAGCAGGATGTGGATATGGTAGATGGTCTCCCTTATTTAAAAATTATACTGGGGTGGACATATCACCAGATTTTATTAATTTAGCTAAGGATAAATTTCCTATGCATAAAAATAATTTTATATGTGAAGATTTAAAAAAACTACCTTTTAATGATAAAGTTTTTGATTGGTGTTTTACTGTGTCAACAAAAGCTATGATAATTAGAGAGGTAGATTTAAACACTTGGATTGAAATGGAAAATGAATTAAAACGAGTAGCTAAAAAAGTATTAATTTTAGAATATTCATATAGTTTACCTTCTAATACTAATAGAGACAATGTTGAAATTATATGAAAATAGCTTTTTTTACAATTGGGGGACAAATTTTAGGTCCTATAGAAAATGAATTAAAAAAACAAAATATAGAATTATTAATAAATACTTGTGATGATAGTTGTGATTTAATTTATTTATCAACACTTAGTGCTACTTCTGAAGCATACTCAGCGGCTCAATCATATCCTGATATCCCGGTAATAGTATACAATTGGGATCAATATAAATGGTATAAATCACAAACTGGATATAAATGGGATATGTTTAATGAATTACAAAAACAAAGTATAGAAATTTGGACTCCAAGTAAGGCTGTTAATTTAAGAGTAGAAGAATTTTTAGGATTAGGTCATAAATGTTATATTATAAAATCATTTGCTCGATTATTTGATTATAATAAAGAAGAAATTAAAGATAATAGATATGTGTTTCAAGTTGTTAGAAACTATAACTCTGACCCAAATTTTTATTGGGCTAAGCAAGCATGTGAAGAATTAAATATTCCTCTTTATACAAATGATAATCATCATAGATCAGAAGAAGAATTCCAAAAATTTATAGCTGAGTCTACTCTACTACTATGCCATTATGATGAAGCATCTACAGGTGGTTTAACATTAATAGAAGGACATAAGTTAGGAAAACCAGTATTAGTGTGTGATTCTCCATATATGGGGGCTAAAGATTATTTTGGAGATAGAGCTATATATTTTGAAAGAAATAACTATGAAGATTTTAAAAACAAATTAAAAGATACTTTTGATAACCCACCTAAATATGATATATTAGAATGTGAAGAATTTACTAATCAATATGTTATTGATAATATGGTAAAAAATATGGTTGATAGATTTAATTATTTAAAAGACAATAATGGATAAATTAAGTAATATATTAAATTATCAAACTATAGCAGATTGTAAATTTGGTAAAGATGTTAAACTCATGCAACCATATAACATATATGGTTGTGAATTTGGAGATGGATGTTTTGTAGGACCATTTGTAGAAATACAAAAAAATGTAAAAATAGGAACTAAAACTAGAATAAGTTCACATACTTTTATTTGTGAGTATGTAACTATTGGAGATAATTGTTTTATAGGACATGGAGTGGTATTCACAAATGATAAATTTACAGATGAAAACTCTACATTATATCCCACAAAAATAGGAAATAATGTAAAAATAGGGTCTAACTCTACTATTTTACCTGTGTCTATTGGAGATAATACTATTATAGGAGCAGGAACTGTAGTAACTAAAGATATTCCTCCTAATAGTATAGCATATGGTAACCCAATTAAAATAAAATCAATATGAAAATAGGAACTATAAATTATGCTACTCACTCTGGATTAGGGATATTAGTTAAAGAATTTTATGATAATAAGATAATAACTGATATATTGGTGGTAGAACATTTTAAGTATACTAATCACCATAATGAATGGTACCCAAATTCAAAATCAATTAAATACAGTAATATTGACATTAATATTATTATAGAATTTATTAAATCAATAGATATATTATTCTTATTTGAAACCCCATTCTCAGATCAAGTTATACCATTAGCTAAAACTTATAATAAACCTATAGTTATGATGCCAATGTATGAATGGAGTTCATTCCCATTAGATGTGGATTTATTTATAGTGCCTAGTCAGTTAGATTATGATTATTATAAACAAATGTATCCTGATCATAGAATAGTTTTATTACCTGTTCCTTCAAACTCTAATATAAAATGGAAGTTAAAAGAAAAGGCTTTAACTTTTATGCATAATGGAGGAAATGGGAGTCATTATGATAGAAATGGTACTTTATCTTTAATTGAAGCTTTACCTTATATAAAAAGTAATTGTAAAATTAAAATTAAAGCTCAAAAATTAAATTTACCATATATAAATGATTCTAGAGTAGAAGTAATAAATGAAAATTTACCATTTGATAAACTTTGGGAAGATGTAGATGTTTTTATATTTCCTGAAAGATTTAATGGGTTATCATTACCATTACAAGAAGCTCATGCTGCTGGATGTTTAGTTATAGCTGGGAACAGAGATCCCATCAATACATGGTTGCCTAATAAACCACTAATTAATCCTATTGGCTATAATGAATACTCATTTGTTCCAAATGTACCCTTTAAATCAGCTATATATGACCCAAAAGATATAGCGGCTAAAATAGATGAATTTTATGGTACTGATATAACCCATTACTCATTAATGGGTAAATATTGGGGTGAAGGGAATAGTTGGGAAATTCTAAAATTTAGATACTTAGATTTAATATATTCATTAAAAAAATAAAACTTATGGAAGACTATTTCTTTGTACCTAAAGTATTTGAAAATACATTAGATGTTAATTTAATATATAGAGTAGGACCTAATTTAACATGCGAAATTATTGATATTGTTTCTAATAAACCATATGTGGGAAATGGTTCTATAGTTTATAAAGAATTTGAAGTATTTGCTAAAACACAATATGATGTAAAAAATATGTATGCTTTTACTCGTTTTTCAAACATAAAAGCTCTTAATTGGTATCTCAAAATGGGTTTTTCAGCTACATGGATACCTAATTTTTATTTTGATGAACCTGAATATAAGGCTATAGTATTAACTAAAAGTATTTAAAATGAAATTTTTAGAATTAGAAAAAACATACGCTGATTATTTAAATGTAGCTGGGGCAGTTACATGCAATACAGGAACAGCTGCTTTACATTTAGCTTTAGAAGCTCTTAAATTACCAAAAGATAGTGAAGTAATAGTCCCTGAGTTTACTATGGTAGCCACAGCTTGGGCTGTTTATTATTCTAGATTAACCCCAATATTTGTAGATTGTGATGATAATATGTTAATTGATTTAGATTTAGTTGAAAAAGCAATTACTCCAAAAACAAAAGTTTTAATGGTGACTCATGTTTATGGAAGAGTAGTTAACATGACTAAAGTAATGGAATTAGCTAAAAAATATAATTTAAGAGTTATTGAAGACGCAGCTGAGGCTCATAATGCTACTTGGGAAAATAAATTAGTAGGTACTTTTGATATTGGATGTTTTAGTTTTTATAAAAATAAAATTATACACGGTGAAGAAGGTGGATTAGTAACTAGTAATGATCTAAATTTTTTATCAACAGTTAGAGACATGAAATCAATGTCATTTGGTAAAGAACATAATTATCAACATAATCAAATTGGATTTAATTATAGAATGACAGATAGTCAAGCTAAATTAATATTAAAGAGTTTTAATAAATTAGAAAAAAATATAAATCATAGAAAAAAAATTGAAAAAACATATGATAAATATTTAAATAAGTCTTTATTATTACCTAATAGAGAAGTAGTATGGGTTTATGATATAAAAGTTCCTAAGGAAAAAAAGGACGGTTTAGTTAATTATTTAGTATCTCAAGGAATTGATGCTAGACATAGTTTTAAACCTATGTCAATTCAATCTCCTTTTAATTATTCTTTAAAAGAAAATTTAAAAGCCTTTGGATTCTCAAAAAATATATGTTATCTTCCATCTGGTGAAAATATAACTATAAAGAAAGCTAAATATATATCTAAATTAGTAAACCAATTTTTATCTAAATAAATGAATCTAAACTCATCAGTAAATGAAATATGTGGTGATCTTGTAACACAAATTATCCATTTTGTAGGTGGAGAAAAACGCACATATAAAAATATAGAATCTAAAACAATTAGACAAGGTCAATTCACTAAATTTAAACAAAAAGATGGACCTTGGATTATGATTAATGATAAAAATGTACTTTGTATAGAAGTTTTTGAACAAAATAAATAAATAAAAATATGAAAATTAGAGAAAAAATGTTACCTGTGCTTCAACCTTATGGTGATCAGAGTGATATAGATGCTGTAACAGAAGTAATAAAATCAGGATGGTGGGGAAAAGGACCTAAAGTAGAACAATTTGAAAAGGAGTTTGCTGAGTTAGTAGGGGCAAAATATGCTATAGCTGTCACTAGTAATTCTCATGGTCAAGATTTGATAATGAAAGCATTAGATATTAAAGATGGTGACATTATTAATCCAACTATATCATTTATGGCCACAGCTATGATACCAATTTGGAATAATTGTACTACTAATGTTGTAGATGTTGACCCAGTAACAATGTGTATTGATCCAGAAGATGTTCGCAAACATATAACTCCTAATACTAAAGCTGTTATCGCTGTTAATCAAGCTGGGGTACCCGCTCCTATTAAAGAAATTAGAAAATTCTATAACGGATTAATTATTGAGGACTGTGCTCATAGTTGTTACACCCCAGGCGCTGGCCAACAAGGAGATATAGCAGTATGGTCATTTCAAGCTGTAAAAACAATGCCATCAGGTGATGGAGGAATGATAACTCTTAATGATGAGGAACTATATCATAAATTAAAAGAAATGACATGGTTTGGAGTATCATCTACCTTTTCTAGAGTAAATAAAAAAGATAATGTAACTGGTCGTCCTGGATATACTTGGGATTATGAAGTAGATAAAATAGGATATAAATGTTATATGATTGATCTAACAGCAGCGTTATGTTTATCTCAACTAAAAAAATTACCAGCTATGATGGATTGGAGAAGACATATTCAAGAAAGATACAACAATGAGTTATGTGAACAAGTTACTCGCCCACCATACTCAGATACAGTTCAATATTATTGTGCTAAAGTTCCTCATGAGCATCGAGATACAATAATTGATTATTTAGCAAGTAAAAACATTCACACATCAGTCCATTTTAAACCACTTCATAAATATGAAATTATTAAAAAACATATGACCCATCCTAATAGAACATTTGAAGTAGCTGATCATGAATGGTTAGGGTTAGTATCTTTACCTGTACATTCAGCAATGAGTGAAGATGATATAGATTATGTTATTTATTGGGTTAATCAATATTTTAAAGAAAATAATTAAGAGTATGGACAATCATGTAATATGTATGATATTTAATTTACAATATGAGGGAAAACCACTCCCTCATGAAGGTAACCCAAGTTGGTTAAGAAATAGATTAGATATTTTTAAAAAATATTGTTTAAATGCTTTTGCTAATCAAACAGATAAAGAATTTCATTTACTATTATACTGCGACTCAGAAACTCCAGATCCATATAGAAGTGAATTATTAGAATTAGAACATAATTATGATTTTATTTCTATAGCTTGGGATTTATCTAAAACATATGGAGATGAATATAGTGAAGAAAAATTCAAACAATCTATATTAGATAACTATAAACGTATAAGAAAAAATGATAATGAAGAGGTAATATGTAGCCGCTTTGAAAACGATGACATCCCAGATATTAGATATAATGAGTTTGTAAAATTAGCTCATCAACATTATAATATTATTTCCTTAGGTAAGGGATACTATTGGGATATAAATACTAACCAATTTTTAGACTCAATATTCCCAACAGGTCCATTTATTAGTGTTAAGTCTACATTAGATAATTTTATATCACCTTTAGAAGATGAACATCATAATTATATAACTCAAAGAGGAGGAACACCCATTATAACTGAGGATAATTTATGGATTCAATTAGTACATGGAGATAATTTATGGAATAGATTAGACAGAATGCCAGGTCAATTATTCCAACCAAATATTGAAGAATTAAAACAATGTTTTGCTTTAAATAATGTTTTATGATTTATATAGGTACACACATAATGCCTTGGGAAATAGGTGAGTTTAGACATCAAGTAAGACTTCATAGATTAACTATGATTAATTTATCTAAAGATGAATTATCTAATATTACATTAATTCCTACTTTAAATTTAAATGATGATATAATTGATTGGAGTAATTCTAAATTATCTAAAGAATACTATATTGAACATTTCAAAATCAGTTGTAAAACATTAGAAGATATAATCAATATTAAACCTAGAATAGGAAATATAACATCTACAACTGATGCTTTAAAAAAGAATATTGATGATATATTAACAGATGATGATTTTTATCTTTGGATAGACCCAGACATTAGTTATCCTTATACTTACTGGAATTCAATTATAGAAACTTTAAATATTGTAAAAGATAAATCTGAATATTTTATTATATCTCCTTCTACAACAAAATTGTGGGATAGTTCATGGGATGTATTAGTTGATTCATCTCAAATTAATCTTCCATATGGAGATGAAGGATGGTACAATTCAGATTTTGAAAAATATTTTTATTTAGATAGTCCTAATATATCTTATACCCCATATATTAAATTTGGAGGCGGATTCGGAAATCTATTCTCAGCTAATATATTAAGGTTATTTGGAATACCTGAAGAATATGTTTTATATGGAGGAGTAGACACATATATAATGAAAGGAGCTGATGTTTTAAACAAACAAGGAAAATTAATACAATATAAATTAGAAAATTTAATTACAATACAAGATTTTAAATTCTCAGATAAAGAAATGTATAAAAATTTTACACCAATTCTTTTAAATAAAGATAAACAAAGAGAATTAAATGAAAAAATTAATAATATATATCAAAAATCAACTAAAGAATTATTAAATAAATTAAAATAATGAGTTTAAATATAAAAGTTTTTGTTCGACATTGTAATTTCTCATCTAATTCAGTAGGTAAAAATCGACCTGATTGGTTTTCAAGAAAAAAATGTTGGGATAATCTTAAACAAACTGTAGACTTAAATACTGAGATTAATGTTGTGTTTGATGGTGACCCTAATGAAGATCATTTTTTATATAATGATAAAGAAGGATACAATTTAATATGTAAACAAGGAGGGAATGATGGTCAGTCATTTTTAAATTTATTAAATTATGTCTATGAACAAAATATTAATGATGAGACAATATTATACTTTTTAGAAGATGATTACTACCACAAACCAGGATGGACTAATATTTTAAGAGAAGGTTTTAAATATATAGGAGTAGATTATATTACTTTATATGATCATAATGATAAATATTTTCTTCAAGCTTATGAAAATTTACAAAGTAAAATTATAGTTACTCCTTCTATCCATTGGAGAACTACACCCTCAACTACTAACACATATGCTATGTTGGCTAAAACATTTAAAAAACATTTTAAAATTCATAAAGAGTATTGTGATTTACAAAAAGGATACACTAGAGACCATGATAAATTTATTAGACTTTGGAATGAAGGATCTAATTTAATATCTTGTATACCAGGTTATTCAACTCATTGTGAAACTGAGTATTTATCACCTTGTGTAAAATGGAATGAAATATGATTAGTTTAATTATCCCGACATATAGAAATCCTGATTACTTAAACATATGTTTAAAATCAGCTATTGAAAACCAAACTTATAAAAATGAGATAATAGTAGTTATAGATGGTTATTATGAAGAAAGTAAAGAAGTACTTGAAAAATACCATAATGATATTATAGTATTAGATTTAGGTGAAAATCAAGGTATGCAAACTGCTCTTAATTTAGGAGTGATGAATGCTTCTAATGAAATAATTTGTATTATTAATGATGATAATGTTTTATCTAAAAACTGGGACATAATCATTAAACAAGAGTACCACCCAAACTCAGTTTTAACTATTAATCAAATTGAACCTATAGGACCAGGTATATTTAATTTCCCAATTAAGGACTTAGGTAAACATCCTAATGAGTTTAAATATGAGGAATTTCTTCAATATGAGTTAACATTAAGGAAAGATTTAATAACATTAGATGGAGGTATATTTCCATTTGTTATTAGTAAAAAAAATTATATGATTGTGGGAGGGTTTGATACATTATATCAATCACCATTTATTTGCGATTGGGACTTTTTCTTAAAGTTAGATTTAAATAATATAGGTTTTTCTCGTACTCATAAACTTCATTTCTATCATTTTGGAAGTGCAGCTACTAAGAAAGGAAAAGAAGGAGATAAATTCAAATCTACTGAACATCCCGCGGCTCAGATGTTTTATTATAAATGGGGAATAACACCTCAATTATTTGAAAATAATAGCCATAGACCAAAAGGAAATACAATTAAAGGAATACAATTTTAATATGAAAAAAACAATTTTAATTACAGGTGTAGCTGGACTGTTAGGAAGCAGATTAGCAGACTGGCTTTTAGAAAATAAACCTGAGTATCAAATTATAGGTATTGATGATTTAAGTGGTGGATATGAAGAAAATATTCACCCATCAGTTATATTTTATAAAACAGATTTAAATTTTTCTTCTTTACCTCTTATTTTTAAAATGCATAAACCAGAGTATGTTTATCATTTTGCTGCTTATGCTGCTGAGGGGTTATCACCATTTATACGAACTTATAACTATGATAATAACTTAAGAGCAACAGCTGCTATTGTTAATGAGTGTATAAAACATGAAATCAAACGTTTAATATTTACCTCAACATTAGCAGTTTATGGTCATGGTTATGGGGGAGTATTTGATGAGATTCATGTTCCAAAACCAATTGACCCATATGGAGTAGCTAAATACGCCTGTGAAATGGATATTCAAATAGCTGGGGAGCAACATGGTTTAGATTGGTGTATTATACGTCCCCATAATGTTTATGGTATTAAACAGAATATATGGGATAAATATAGAAATGTTTTAGGTATTTGGATGTACCAACATTTAAATAATGAACCTATGACTATATTTGGTGATGGAGAACAAACACGAGCATTTAGTTACATCGATGATAATTTAGAACCATTTTGGAATGCTGCTGTTTTACCTCAAGCTTCTAAAGAGATAATAAATGTTGGTGGGATTGAAGAAATAAGTATTAATCAAGCATGTGATACTTTAATTAAAATAATAGGTGGAGGAGAAAAACAATACTTAGAACAAAGACATGAAGTCAAACATTCTATACCCACTTACCAAAAATCAATTGACATTTTAAACTACCAGTATAAAACTAAATTAAAAGATGGTTTAACATTAATGTGGGAATGGGCTAAACAACAACCTATGAGAAATCGTTTTGTTTGGCCATCATATGAATTAGATAAAGGAATTTATTCTTATTGGAAAAAATAAATTGGCATTTTTATTTTCTTTTATTATATTTAGTTAAAATTAAGGTTATGGAATATGAATATAAAACTTATTGTTTTTACTCACATATAGACCCAAATAGTGAACCATTAGGTACATGTGAAGCTGGAACAATAGGTATAGCTACAATTCATTTTGCTTCTACAAAACGAATGGATATGAATGATTTCCTCAAAATATACTCAGTAAAGGAAAAAGATGAACATAAATAATTTTGGAAATAAACTTAGGTTATCTAAAACAGCTAAGAGTAAAGAAAATGAAGCTAAATTGATTTTTGTATCAATTGTGACTCAACTTGAAGCATGTTGGATAAGAACTAATTTTTTACATACTCAACTCAATGTTGATTTTTGGAATTATGAGGAACATTTTTACCATATAATTGAAGATCTAATTTATTCTCAATATGAAAGTTGGAAAGCAGATCTTATTTTCTGGTACGTATATGATAGAAAAGATGCTGAAGGTAACATTTTAGCTCTTGAAATCACTGAAGGTGAAAAACCACCTAAAAAGTACAAACTTAAGACACCAGAAGATCTTTGGAAATTAATTGAAAAAATAGATAAAATAGAAAATAAAGGAAAAAAAGATGAGTAGACAATGTATTACATGTGGTATTGAAATTGATCCAAGACGTATCAAAATTTTACCTCACACTCAAACCTGCACTCAACATTCAACAGCTGAAAAGAAAGTAGCTGTGACTGTTCAAATGGGTGAAGGTGATCATACCTGGATTGAAACATATGCTGTTGAAAGAGAGGATTATGATAAAATGATGGAGTTGGAGAAAAATTATAAAAAACAAGTAGACCCAAAAGATAAACCATCTATGAAATCAACTGATGAGGATGATATTATTCCCACAATAGATGATTTTGATGTTGATTTAGAAGAAGAGGAAGAATAATGGCCAAACCAAAACCATTAACAAAAGAAATGATCCTAAGTGCAATGGATAAAACAAAATCTGTTCGTGCTGCCGCTCGTTACTTAAATTGTTCTTATGTACATCTAAAGATGTATATGAAGATGTATAAGGATGAGAATGGAGTATCTTTATTTGAGCTACATAAAAACCAGTCAGGTAAAGGTATTCCTAAATTCTTATCTGTATCACACCATAATAAAAAAGAACCAGCTATACTTGATGTTATTGAAGGTAGAGTAGATGCTTCTCATTTTAACCCACAGAAGTTGAAGTATAGAATGATAACAGAGGGTTATTTAAAAGAAGAATGTGCTAATTGTGGATTCCATGAGCGACGAGTTTCTGATTATAAAATCCCACTTATAATGAACTTCAAAGATGGTAACAAACAGCATTATGGACTTAACAATGTTGAAATGTTATGTTACAATTGTTATTATTTAATGGTAGGTGATGTATTTGAAAATAAACAACTTGAAGGTTTAGAAGACCATAAACCAACTTACAATAGTCAAGTTGATTGGGAATTAGATGATTATACTAAACAAAGATTATTAGAATTAGGATTAGATAAACCAGAGCCTAAAGATGATGGTTCAGAGTTTATTAGTAAACTTTAATTAATATTTATCAGTGAGATGAAAAGGAAGAAACATATGGAGATTGAAACTGATTATGAAACTATCAAGTCTAAACACCTTGAGAAATTAGCAGATCAGATTTTAAAGAATGATGAGAAGATGAATCAACTCAAAGGGAAGAATATTAATCCTGATTTTTTAAATTTATTTTAGTTATGGCTACTGAGTTCACATTAAATAATAGTGATGAGTTTCAAGCAATGGTTGATAGGAGAGATTTTTCAATAGCGCAGGTGGTTGTAGAAACTATATTAGCTAATCTAAACACTCGTAAACAACATGTTCATGTGTTAACAGTTAATTGTTTAGAAGAAGGTGAAGCTTATGACATAACATTAGAGAGAAAACATTTCGCTGACACACTACAGGAAAATCTTAAATACTATGTTGAAAATGAAAAGTATGAAGATTGTACTAAAATAGTAGAAGCAATTAACCACCTAAAAGAAAAACAAAACACACCTAAGAAAAATGGCAAAAACAAAACAGACATCAGCAACAAAGATGTACTCACCTAAACCAAGAAGAAAAAGACCAGGAGTACACAGTAAGAAAAAAACATCAAAATCAAAAAGAAGTAAAAATTATAAAAAAGCCTATTGTGGGCAAGGAAAATAAATTAAATTAAAAAGTTATGAGTAAAAACACTAGTCTACAACGTTATGAATGTTTAAAGTCGTATATTCAAGTTTTAGAAGGTAAACGTAAGAAAAAGGAAGTTACCAAATTAAGAAACGAGAAAACATATACAACCAAAAACGCTTATAAACGTGAGTATTAAAAATTATTTCAATGACATCCCCGACAAGGATTTAATTATGTTAGCAGAACATGATTGGGAGAGTCTAGAAGATTTCTGTATGTTATTAACTTTAGATTTAGAGTTAATTGAACAGGACATACCTCTCCATAACCTTCCTAATTAAAAGTTTGGCCTTCGGGCCATTCTTTATTATATTTAGGCTACAATTAAGGTTATGGAAAAACAAATGTATCATATTCAATCATCATTAAGACCAGCAATAGTTGAATTATCTAAAGGTACATTTGTAGTCCCGGCTTGGGTTGAAGTACCTAAAGGTACTACATTAGATCAGATTATTTGGGAAAATGAACCCCAACCAAAACCTAACTCAAATATAATAAAAGTTGAAGGTTCATCAGGTAGTACTTATTTTATTCAAAAGATAGGTAATAAATACAAATGTAGTTGTCCTGGTTATTTTAGATCTAAAGATAGAGTTTGTAAACATATAAAACAATTAAAATAAAGGTTATGAAGAAAGTAGGAAAGATTACCAACACATGGAAGAAAGCACTTCAATTTATCAAAGCTAAAGACACTGAGAACGCAGTTGAACAATTAGATACTTGTTTATTGATTCTAGCTCAAGCAACTGAAGCTGGAGAAACAATAATTGATAATCTAAGAGTTGATTTGTGGAAAATGAGAGTGTGGGTTAAGATTGAAGATTTAGTAGGATTACCTGAATATGACAATGCTTATGAAAGGCAGGAAATCTAAATTTAAAATTGAACAAGAACCTGAATTCATTGTACTAAATGAATTATGTCAGGCATTTGTAGGATTTAAACCTGGTGGAGTAGTATTTTCTGATGATTTAGATTTAGCTAAACCACTTTATAATGATAGGCAAGTTAGCACATTAAAAATGTATACTTACCATAAACTAGAAAAAATGTATTTATGAATTTATTATATGGTATTCTTATAGGGGTTGTAGCCCAAGTAGTAGCTTTCTATCAATTACAAGGTAGATTTAAATATGAGTGGTTAGCCCAACATCAGTGGTTTGCTGTGTTACTTGGGATACCCATTTCATATATGTTCATGATGTCAGTACAATTTATGGTTCAACATTTTGATGGACAATTATGGCCTTCTCGATTAATAGGTTTTGCTATTGGGACAGCTATTTATACATTTATGTCAATACTTTGGTTTAATGAGCCAATAACAGCTAAAACAGCTATTTGTTTAGCACTAAGTTTTATTATATTAATGGTACAATTATTTTGGAAATAATATGGGGGAGAAAAAAGGTTTCACAATAAAATTAATTTATGATTTTCCAACTCAAAAAGCAACTGAGGTATTTGAGGAAGGTATTGGTTGGATTAGAGTCACTTGTAATCGATTTAGAAGTTTCAATGGGCCAAGAAGAATATTAGATTGGGATAAAGACAATAACCCAGACCATAAAGAATATAATGGACCTGTTTTTATGTTTGAGACTAATCATATTTACAAAGGTAAAAATAAAGGATATATTTATCCTCAAGATTATGTTAGAAAATCAAGACCAAGACCAGGTGAAAATTATTAATTAAAGAATAAGAGAATGAGATATGTATTGATATACCTATATACAAAGTGGCAAAATCATACTCATTTCATGTTCGTAAAGTGATTGATACTCTTAGTTCAATTGAAACTGAAGATCAATTACATTCAGGAAAGAATATGATTGATAATTTTGTTAGGTATTGGAAGTTTAAGGGAGTAGGAGTAAAAGTTATTAGAAGTAGCTTGGCAATGTTTAATAGTATTTATAATTTTAAAAGAAGATTTTTCCAAAACAATGACTAACGAAGAACGTATTGAAGAAATAATGTACCAAGCACACGCAGCTGGTGATGTAGATAAATTACATACTATGGTTAAAGATCTACAAATGCGTAACACAGATAAGAGTAAACGATTAATTGATTTTTATGAATTAGCTCATTTCACTCTTAAAACAGATAGAATGTAAATTAAAATAAAAACAAATAAAAATGACAACAGTTATCTTATCAATTGTAATTACAGGTTTAGTAATTGCCTTAGGTTTTATGTATAGCAAAAACCAATTCCTTCAAGTCAACATTGACGCGTTAGAAACATCATTAGAAACTACCCGTAGAGAAAAAGAAATGGTAGACGCTACTCGTCAATTACTTCGAAATGAAGTAACAGTATTGAAATCTCAAATTCGAGTAATGGAGAATAAATCAATGCATGCTATTGTATCTGATGATTCAAAACCTAAGAAAAAGAAATTCATTCCCAAGATGAAATCAAAAAAGAATGAACAGAAGTAATTAACTTCTTTCAATTTAGGCTTGGGAAACCAAGCCTTTTTTATTATATTTATGGTATAATTTAAATACCATGGCTAAGAAAAAGAAACAGAATTTAATTGATGGATTAAATGAAAGACATGTAGCCCAAATTATTAGGCGAAAAATGATTCAAAAATTTAAACCATCAGCTAAAGTATATGATAGAAAAAAACTCAAATTAGATGAAATATAATATCTTAAATTTTAATGGTACTCCGTATTTACTATTAAGAAAAGTATGGTTTGGTAAATTTATAGATAATCTAAATGGAGGTCAAGTAAGACAAGATCTTCTTGAATTATGGAAAGAGTATACTGAGGCAGATCAAATTTATCAAGAAGGTGAAACACTATTCTTTTTACAAGAAATTAAAGAAATTGAATTTACAGAAATAACATGAAAAAACTAATTTTATTCTTAATGGCGAGTATTATTTTAATATCTTGTTCAACACAAAAAGGTTATAATTATTCTAAACATCGTAAAAGTGGAAACCAAATGAGTAGATCCACTCAACGAGTTAATAAACATAATTACAACCAGTTAAATCATAAATGTTCTCCTAAAAAACGTAGATAATGACTAGTAGAAAAAATAGATATTTTGATAGAGAAGACCAATTTAGAAGTATTGTTTTAAGTAATGATATTGATAATGAAAGTGTTGAAGAGGTAATTCAATTTATCTTAGATGCTAATGAATATGATGATGAACAAGAGTCAGCTATTAAAGATTTTGAACGTAAACCAATTAAATTAATAGTTAATAGTTTTGGTGGAGTAATTTATGATGGATTTGCATTAATAGGTGTAATTGAAAATTCAACCACACCAATTCATACTTATTGTTATGGGTATGCTATGTCAATGGGATTACCAATATTTACTTCTGGTCATAAACGAATAGCGAGTAAGTACGCTACATTCATGTATCATGAAGCTTTAAATAACTACCCTCAATTTGATAAATTATCTATTATTAAAGATGATTTAGATGAATGTAACCGTATAATGAAACAATATGATAATATTTTATTATCATTATCAAATTTAATTCAAAAACAATTAGATGATGTTAAAAAATCAAGACGTGATTGGTACTTTACAGCTGAAGAAGCATTAAAATATGGAATTGTTGATGAAATTATTTAATTGGTGGAAACAGTTTGTTAAAAAGCATATTATTGCTGAATGTCCTAAAGAACTAGATGACTTATTTTAATGGAACTGATAACAACATATATTTGTAAAAAAGGAGATATAGGTGTCCATGACAATATGTTTGGTGGTACTATTATGTCTTTAATTGATGATGCAGCTGCTTCATACACAGCTCAAGTTTGTGATACACAACGTATTGTTACTTTAAAAATAGATGAACTAGTATTTAAGAAACCAGTTAAAGTAGGTAGTATACTTAAAATATATGGTGATGTAATCAAGTTTGGTAACACCTCAGTAACTGTGGAAATAGATGTTAGAAAACATAATGTTTATACAGGTGTCCAAGAAACAGTTACTTATACTAGAATTGTATTTGTTCGTATAGATGATGAAGGTAAACCATTACCTATACATCAATATGTGAAAGACAGGTACTGGGAACGAAAAGAACAATTTGGGAAGGGATTACTTAGTATTGAGGAAAAAAATAATAATATTTATAATAAAAAATAATATGGCTGACTTTAATGTTTATAAATGGAGACGTGAACAAATAGCGTTATTAGAGAATGAGAACTCTAATGAAAAAGATATCAAAGATGAATTTAAAGATAAATTTAAAAAATTAACTATAAAGTCTAAAGATAAAGCTCATAATGGAAAACTAAGTGATATTGTAGTTAAATTTGATAATGAGGAAGCTGATGAATATGAAACTGATGTTAAGAAATTTTTCAAAGACAAAGGTTATACTTTAGTAGAAGAGTGGGATTATAAAAGTGATAGACGTTATCATTTAGAACTTTACTTTAAGAAAAAATAAAACAAAAATAAATAGGCCTTCAGGCCTATTTTTATTATATTACAGTTATGAAAAAAATAGCAACAACACTTTTACTAGCGTTATCATTAATGATAGGATATGCTCAAGATGTAGCATACGCTAAAGGAACTACATTGAATGTAGGAGTCAAAAACGCTCACTCAAATGAATTTGAATGGGCTGGGCCACGAGTGATCGCCCCTGTAATTATATCCATTGGAGAAAATGAAGTATCAATCACATCAGCTGTATACCAGTACTACACCATTTATTCAGAGTCTGATGAGGTTGAAGTAGAAGGATCAGCTGTATATTGGTACGCTTATGACTTAAATGGTCAACGTTGTAGAATTTATTTAATGGAAAATGAAGTAGGAGATGATTTTCTTGCTATTGAGTACAATGACTTTGCTTGGATTTATAATTTAATACCTATAAAATAATGGCTGAATTTAGCAAACAATGGGTCGAGTTAAATGACCCGGAAATGGGGTGGGATTTTGATATTGATCAAATCACATCAGAATTACCTAAAAGTACAATGATTCCTTATATCTGTGAAGGATTTGGATTTATAGCGATTGGTAAAGATGAAAATGAAAACATTCACTTAGCAATGCCTACAGGTAACTATAGTGATGAAGGAACTGAAGTAGAATGGAAAACAATGGAGGAGGTGATCAATGGATAATATGATGTCATTATATGAATTCTTAGGCAAACCAGCAGGTAATGATTTAGGTAAAAAAGTATATCTTGCAGCACGAGCTAAGGGTGCTAGTTACTCACAACGAGAAGTATCTAACCCCAAATATACAGGTATGGTAATGATATACCCTGAATCGTTTTTGAAAGAGTACTTTAATTCTGAAAAAGATTTACCGTTTTAAATGAAACCTTTCATGATAAATGTTTGGCCTTCGGGCCATTCTTTATTATATTTAGATATAATAAAAAAATAATAAAAGTTATGAGCAAATCAGTCACATTATCAGGTAATCAAGAATTACAATTCGTTACAGACAATTGGGAAAAAACAATCACAGTTTATTTATTTGATACATTGAGTGATACTCGAGTAACATTAACTGAGTTCTCTAATGGTAGATGGAATTCAAAAACAATTTCTCATTTAGATAAATTCTTTGAATTAATTAAAATTAATCCAAAGATTAAAATAGCAATGAAGAAAGCATTAGGTGAGTTAAGAACTGAAACACCAGTAGATACATTCTCAACTACAATGAAATGTTTTAGACGTCGTTTTGTGATTCAAATTAAAAAATTAATAAAATGAAGACATTAATAATACACCCCTCAGACAATTCAACTGCTTTCTTAAAACCAATTTATGAAGGTATAGAAGATAAAACAGTTATCACTCATGGTAAAAGACGAGATGAAATAATTGAGTTAATTGAAAACCATGATAGAGTAATGATGATGGGACATGGTTCACCATCAGGTTTATTTGGAATTGGTTTTGAAAGAATGTTTGTAATTGACAATGGGTTAGTTGAATATTTAAATAAAAAAGAAAACAATGTGTTTATCTGGTGTAACGCAGATAGATTTGTTGAACGCTATAAATTAAAAGGATTCTATAGTGGAATGTTTATTAGTGAGGTAGGAGAGGCTTATTATTGTGGGTTACCAAAGACTCCTCAATCAGTAGTAGATGAGTCAAATGATGAGTTTGCTAGAATGTTAGGTGAATGCTTTACTGATAAAAAACAATTAAATGAGTCTTATAATATTATTAAAAATAGTTATGGTGAATTAGCTAAAAATAATATTGTAGCAAAATATAATTATGAACGTTTATATTTAGCGTTATGAAAACAATAGTGATAGGAGATATTCATGGGCGTAGTATCTGGAAAGATATTGTCGCCCAAGAACAAGCGGATCAAGTTATCTTTATAGGTGATTACTTTGATAGTTTTAATATTGGAAGTACTGAACAGCAATTTAATTTTAAAGAGATAATTGAGTTTAAAGAGAAAAGTGAGTGTGAAGTAATTATGTTGATTGGTAATCATGATTACCATTACTACCCAGGTGGTGAAACATACTCTGGTTATCAACATGGTGCTGCACCTGCAATTCGACAGTTACTCCAAGAAAATAAACACCATCTACAAATGTGTTACCAATTAGATAATATCTTATTTACACATGCTGGTATTGGGTGGGATTGGCTATCATATCAAAACAGATATGAACCAGGAGTAGACTCAGATGCAATAGCTGATTTTATAAATGCTATTTGGGAATATCAGCCTAATCGTTTTATGTTTTATGGAATTGATCCTTATGGTAATTCTAAAACACAAACACCAATTTGGATTCGCCCTCAAGCATTGATAGCTGGTAACCAAGATACATTTTTAAAAGAAGAGTATATTCAAGTAGTAGGTCATACTGCTGTTAATTC